TTACATTTGACTACCCTTTTGACTACCCCTAGTATTTTTATCTGGATCTGGGCTGCCGTTTGCCATGAAGTTTGCAAAGTCATGAGCAGTTTTTTCTTTTCTTTGTTCAGTTACGTGAGCATATATGTTCATAGTAGTTTTAATATCAGTATGGCCCATTCGTTCCTGCACGTCTTTTATTGAAACACCTGCTTCAAAAAGTAAACTACAATGAGTATGTCTAAATCCGTGGACAGTCATTTTAGGCAAACGATTTTCTTTCAGGATTTTCGAAAGATTATGGTTCAGGTAATCTAGATAAAGCGGTTTGTTTTCAGTAGAAGGGAAGAGCAATTGCTCTTGAGATAATGAGTTTATGCCAAACTGAAAAAGAAATTTTTGTTGGTGTAATTTCCATTTTTTTATCAGACCCAGCGTCTCATCATCCAAAGAGATAGTACGAATACTTTTTCTTGTCTTCGGCGGCTGAAAAACTAACTCCCAATTCTGAATAGTTGCTAGAGTTTGTTTGACGGTAAGAGTTTTCTTATCGAAATCAATATCTTTCCAACGTAATGCATGCAATTCTCCTTTGCGAAGACCCGTATACCCAAGAATTCGAAACATCACAAATAATTGTTCTGAATAATTTTCTTTTACCACCGACAAAAAAGTAAGCAACTGTTCACGATCATAGAAAGGAGCGATGTAGTCCTCTTCATCTACTTTTTGCTGTTTTTTAGGTCGAATTACACCATCCATTGGATTATTATTGAGTAACCGGATATTGATAGCATAATTGAATACTGATGTCGTGATACCGATTAAGTTGGAGTATTTTTTATAGTAACTAAACCAATGATTTACTTGTTTTTGACAAAATTGAATAGTAATCTTACTCATTCGGATATGACCAAATAAAGGGAGAATGTGTTTGTCTATCGCAACTTTTTGAATAGTGTAAGTACTAGCTTTGACTGTGTTTCTGTATTGTTCTAACCACATATTGCATACTTCTTCAAATGTTTTTGTTGTTTCAGTGATGAAATCAGGTTCTTTTGATTCTAGTTGTAAACGAGCAAGTGCAAGCTTTGCCTCTTGCTGTGTTTTAAACCCTCGTTTCGTTGTTCGTTTCTTTTTACCAGAAATAAGGTCAACGCCTAAGTATATCTGAAACATATAGGCGGTAGATCCATCTTTCTTCTTATACTTTTTTATCATTATTTATCGTCCTTTCTTGCCCGCCAGCATGTAGAACGAGGTGGCATCACTCCTTTCAATTTGGTATAATTATGTACAACAAATAAACATCAGTTTTTTGTTAGCACGCTCCTTGACTGCCAAGAAAGAGGGGCGTGTTTTTATTTTTCAATCGGAACATTAAATTCAATTGAAGATCCGTACATCTCAGATGAGAATGTGAGTTTCAAAGTTTCACTGGGATTAGCTAGCAAAACCGTAGATGTGGCCATTTCTGCTTCACCATCATTTATTTCATATATATCTGGATTGGTATTACCGTTTTGATCTAAATCATAAAAACCAAATTCTACAAGTGATCCACCTTGATCTTTCCACCCTCCAACACTGTTTATTCCGAGTTCGTCAATAATTTTTTGATTATCCAAATAAGGCATACCCAAAGATTCTCCGCTTGAATTTTTCATAAGTAATGTTATACTTACCGCTTGATTCGCTTTACCATTAGAATAGAAATCTAGATTATTCTCATTATTAGTTTGCTCATTTTTAGCTTTTTCGGTGACATCTTTAACCTCAGTAATCTCTATTGTGTACATAATTTTATCATTATATTTAATTTCGCCAGGAGTGTTTATTTTTGTGATTACATTTTCTTCCGGTTGATTTGATAAAGATGTATTCTCTGATATTACTGTTTCAGATGTTGTTGAAGTGCTAACGCTTTCATCAGAAGAATAACTAGTCGTATCTTTATTATTACTACATCCAGAAAGTAAGAAGATACTAAACAAAATCCCAAAAACAACTTTTTTCATTTTTTTTTCCTCATTTCATTCTATAGGCTTTTTTATCCATAGATATTTAATGGTTCTACAAAAATAGATTCGGTATCGAATCTGAACTTATAGTTTCGATAATAATGATTAGTACCGTATTTATTGAAATAATGGATTAATGCATCCTCTAGAAATTCCACAGTAACATTGAGAAATTCACTACACTCAAATTTGGTATTACATCCATTTAATGCGCAGTTCAAAAGATCATCTAAAGTAATGATCATCTCAATCCCATATCTTCGTGCCTTCCATTCTTCCTTCCAAGCACCTGGGGCTGTGTAATCAAGAATATTCCCAACAGTTCTTTTGTAATGACCGTATTCTTCAGCCAAAACCACTTTCTTTTTTCTATTAGTATTATTTTTTTCCAGATATATTCTCCCATTTCTATATAGAGAGATAAAGCCAGTTTCACTTTCAATGGGGCCTTCGATAACTGGTAATTCGTTAGCAACATCTGCGATAAGATTTTCGAAATCATCCATAAACAAACCTACTTTTTATCAAATTTTCGATCTAATTCATCGAGGAAGGAATTAATTTTTTTGAATTCTTCTTTTGATACTTTTTTGTTAGGATCATCAGAATGGGCAGCGATAGTAAATATCTCCTCATTTCTTTGCTGTTCGTAAAGTTTAAAGGTAGCAAAATCTAGAACTTCTTTTTTACGTTTAATATCAAGCTTATTAAAAATTGAAATAATAGACTCCGAGTCCTTTGAAAAAGTTACTACATTGGAATGATCTGTAACATAATCAAATAATTGCTGAGGGGATACTCCGAGTGCTGATGCATATGTGGCAATATCCTTTTCCGTGATAGCCCTATTCTGATTTTCGTGATTAGAAATTGTATTCTGGCTAAATCCAGTTAGTTTACTCAAATCTGATTGAGTCATACCCTTTTCTTTTCTAAAAGATTTAATAGCAGGTCCAAGTAGGTTTTTCAAAGTTTACCCTCCGTTCTATGATAAAAATATATCACATTGCGATAAATGTGTAAATAAATATCTCGAAAAGAGATAAATATTCCTTGACGAGTATCTCGTTATGAGATATAGTTTTGTTGAAAGGAGGAATGAACAATGTCTTCAAAAGTCGATAAAAAGCACCTTAAAATAGAGTTCCTTGTACCAAAGGAGAAGTTACGATATGCGCGAAGGGCAAAAGAACTAAAGACAAGTGAAGTAGCTGAGATCATTGGGATTTCGAGAGAACAGTATGAAAAGAAAGAAGCTGGTAAATATCCTTTTCAAGATTACGAGATGATGGTGATTTCAAATTACTTTGAACAACCAGTTACAAGTTTATTTTTTTAAAACGAAATATCTCGTTGTGAGATAATATAGAGGTGATTAATATGGCAATCATTTCAGCACCAATAGAAATACCAGAATCATTTGGGGAAGAATTAGCAGCAGTTATTGCTGCTAAGGTTCTTCAAAAGATAGGAGAATCGATCAAAGCTGAAGACCTTCCACCATATCCAACGAAGAAGCAGGTGAAACAAATTCTCCGGATTGGTGAAGAACGGATCAACGAATGGATCATTGAGGGGTTACCACAAATACCTTTTGGTAAGGAAACCAGATTTGACCGTGATGATATAAAAAGATTCCTAAATACTAAAAAAATCTAATGCCCGCCAGCATGAAGAAATAGGAGGAATCAAATGAAATACACATTATCCCAAGAACTATTTATACATGAGCTTGTCAAAGAAAAAATTAGAAGTTTGCACGATCAACTTAACGATAGGAAAAGACCGTTAGCAGAAACACAACGAGACTTATCGACTCGAAAACTTCAGAGCTATCAGGAGTTGATTTATCAGAATCGGTTGAATAGAACGATGGAAGTGAGGTGAGAAGGATGGAGAAAGAAGAACATGCAGCAGAGTTAGATATAAATGCTGCAATCATAGAAATGATCAATATAGGAGTCAGAGAAGAATCTGTATTTGATGAAATTAAGTCCAAGTTCAACGTAGCAAATCTAGAGGAACTAAAAGAACTGATCAATCAGGCTCAGAATCAAATTGACCAGTTCAACGAAACTTTAGAAAAAATAAAAACGTTTAAAATCCAAGTTTCTTAGCAATGTATTCTTGCGTAGCAGTTTCAATCATATCAGACCATGTATCAAACTTAGAATTTTCGGAAACATACCTATCCATATCTTCTTCAGGAATAGCGGTGAACGATTCTTCGCTGCTGGTATCAAAACCACTTTTTTCAAAAAATTCTTCAAGGTTTCGAGAACTAGTATTTTTGGAAATAAAAGAAGGAGTAAATAGCTCGGAAAAAGGTATCTCATTATCTCCGTCTAGTTCTTGAGCAGCTTTTGCCATTTTGTTTAGATGCTTGATTGCATCATCAAAACCGTTAAATCCATTAGACATTAGTCACACCCCCTTATCAATTATTTCAGCCGACCACTGACTGATAAGGAGATTATACCAAAGAAAGGAAAGTCTGTATGAATAAAAAATGGTTAGCTACACTCCATAACAATCCATTGTATAAAGCACGTCAATTACAAGGGATTGCTTATGCCAGCTTATTATTAAACGGTATTTTGTTAGCTATTTGTTTCCTATTAATATTTGGAGGGTAACTAGATGTTTAAAGAAAGAGAAATTATTTTCACTACTAATCGAATGTATGTTAAGCCATACACTCAAAAAATTAAGTCGATTATCTGGAATAAGTTTGAATCGACATGTGAAGTAGAGGATCGTTCATTTGATAGCGATGAGACACCTACGATTGCTTTATTTTTCGTTGTTTCAGATGATCAGTTTCAAAAGTTACAAATGGCCATCCCTAAGTTGCTACCTGATTTAGTAAGTAAAGGAGGAATTCAATTTGATTAATGACAAGTTAGCCCTAACTTTATCTGATAAGTTGATGGCAAAAGTCAACAGTTTGCTAGATGCAGAAGTTCGAACAATTACTAACGATTTACAGGATACTCAAAAGGATATTGAAGCAAAACGTACGATCTCAATAAAGGTTGGAATCAAAGTCACTAGTGATCATCGAGGAATTACCATCGATGCAGAATCAAATCATGGATTGCCGAAACGAGAATTGGAACCAGTTGTTTATCCAATTGATGTCAATAATTCTGGGCAGATAAATTTGTTCGAAGATGAGTGAAAGCTGCAGGTGATGTAGATGTTATCAAAGGCGATCGATTACTTGGAAAAAATGCCTGCAATTGTTATGCAGGTTCGTATGAGGAAACGTGGCGAGAATTATGTATACAGTATTGAAGCGAAAACTGAACGAGGTAGAGTAGAAACATTTCAGTTGCGTGGAAGGACGTTGTATCACCATGTTTTTCATCTTGGAAAACAAACCGAAGAAAAGGTTCTTTTCCAGTTTTCAGAACAATAAAAAAAGCCGCCAAAACTGGCGACTTCTGAGAATGGTATTTCTTATCTCCGACAAGATAAGTATACCATCCTCAGACTATTTTTGCAAAAAACGCTGCTGTTTCGGCGTTTTATCGTCCTTGTATTAGATACTAACTTAACGGACGTAGAAAATTCTGAGGTGTTTGTCATGAAGAAATCATTTGTTAGAGAACGCAGAGTGGAAGCAGGACCATATAAAGAAATCCGACTTTATAGTAGGACGATCGAGCAGGAACGAAAATGCAGAGAACCCAGAGGTAGGAGAAAAAAAGTTACTGGCTTATCTCAAGCAAGATGGAATCAAGCCCAAAGTAAAAGAAAGGCCGCATTGTTCCTATATGCAAACTTTGGAGAGAAAGATTACTATGCCACGTTCACTTATTCCGATCAGTTTCTACCTGAAAAGCCTGCTGACGCCAAGCGTGATCAAGAAAACACTTTGAAAAAACTAAAAAGACTCTATGAGAAAGAAGGGGTCGAACTCAAGTACATGTGGTTTACCTCTTATCAATACGATGAGGAAGTAGGCTATATCACTCGAATCCATCATCATATTGTTTTAAACAATGGACCATCAAGGGATGCAATCGAGAGTATTTGGTCTAAAGGACGAGGAAAGAAGAAACAGCCTCTTGGTCGAAGACAAGTGCAAAACATTCAATACGATTCAGATGGGATGCAAGGCTTGGTCAATTATTTAACAGGTCAAGAGAAATGGGAAAATCGCCAGTGGAAGAAAGGTCAAAAGCGATGGTCCAAGAGTCGAAACCTCAAAGAGCCACACGAAACAACCAACGATGATTATTGGTCATTTAGAAAACTAAATAAATTAGGTATGTCCAACGATGATGGAGCAGAGGAAATTCTTAAGAGGTTTCCTCGATACCGCATTTTAGGAGATATATTGAAAATTTACGATGAGGATCGTGGATGGTATTTCAAAATCGAACTGTTCAGAAATGATGATGGATAGAGAAAGAGGTAAAAATGGAAAGTAAACAAACGTATCTGGTCGCTTGCTTTGATAAATCAGATTGTATCGACATGATGCAGGAAGTCTTTTTGATGTTAAACATTGATGATCAAAACAAAGGGGAATTTTCTCCATGTATTAAAACATTGGAAATCATATCAGAAGAAAAGGAAATCCGATTTCTTCAAAATCAGCAAATTTGCGATGCTGCATCAAACAAGTTAAATGGTCAGTCAGCATATACAGGAATAGTTAAGAGTGATCGGTATTCACAATTCGTATGCTTTGAAGATAAAGCATACTATGAGCGCATTTACCGCAGAACATTAGATACATTTGGACAAAACGACAAAGAAGGATTTATTACTGAACTAATGCAGAAAGTAGGTAGAAATGATGTCTTCAAGAAATTATCAAAATAGAGTCAACAATGATTTAGGCGATATCTTTGAAAAAATGATTGATCAAGGATGTTGGTACTACAGAACAAAAGATATTGCTTTAATTGAAAAAACGCCTGAACCGTTTCGTGTGAAGCAGATACTCGGCGATGGCAGAATGATCGTTTATCCAATCGGGAAAGCTCAACCAGATTACAAAGGAACTCTATGGGATGGACGTGCCATTGTTTTTGAAGCAAAGATGACCACAACGGATCGATTAAAAAAATCAGTGATCACACAAAATCAAGAGGCGTTGTTGGATCTCCATCAAAAATTAGGAGCGATGGCAGGTGTTTGCTGCATGATCAAAAAGACCGCCGGGTTTATCCCATGGAGTGATTGGCAGAACATGAAAGCAAAATATGGCCGTCAGTACATTCTTGAAGAAGAGTTGGAAGAATATCAGGTTGCTACACCAGGCTACATCGATTTTCTGAATAAAACGAATTGGTGATCCTATGGTTGAAAGAATAACGAGTTTCAAAGTAGCACGTGTCGAATTCACCATGTTTTGTGAGATACGAGGATGGGCGGTTGAGTATTTTTCTAACAATCCCAAGAATTATCGTCAATACTATGCAAGATGTTACGTTCCGGAAAAGGCAGATACCTATCATTTTATTATTACACTTGCAGGGAAGTACTATCGCCTTCTCGGAAATAAGAAGTGTGAACCTTATGAATATGTGTATAAGCCAGCAGATGCAGGAGGTGATCAACATGAAACAGAACCAACAGGCGATGAAGCAGAAAGAACATGAAAAAAAGAAGCGTCACAGAGAACGTGCTTTAAAACTACAACGATTACTTTATCTATCTAATCTTGATGATCGAGAGATTGATCCAATAAGCGAGGAAGAGCGGGAAGCATTGCGTGTTGAACTCTGGAGAGGGGAGCAATCCCATTTGCGAATTGTAGAGGTTCTTTATAAAGGCGAAGTGATTTTCACAGGTACTCGGAAAGACGTATGTCGGAAGTGCAAAAAAGCAAATCGAACGATGAGCGATTTATTACGTTATATTCATGAAGATAAACAAGGAAGGACTTACCGCTATAAGGATTGGAATGGAACTATTTACGATGGGGTTGATTACGATTAATCAAAATAATTGGAGGGAAATTCATGAATAAGTTAGTTGAATTAGTAGAACAATGGTCAAAAGAAAAAGGATTGGATAAAGCAGATTCTAGCAAACAAATGTTGAAAGTTGTCGAAGAAACTGGTGAAGTTGCAGCTGCATTAGCAAGAAACGATCGAGATGCACTAAGAGATGGTATTGGCGATGTAGTAGTAACCTTGATCATCTTGGCAATGCAAAATGATATGGACTTGTACGAATGTTTGAATTTTGCTTATGACGAAATCAAAGGACGGACTGGAAAGATGTTCAATGGTGTTTTCGTTAAATCCAGTGACCTGAAGTAATTCCAGAATCGGAAGAAATTGTGGAATAGAGGTGATTCTATGAAGACATTAAAGCAAGTGCTTAACGTCAGAAAAATTGATTGTCAAGTAGAAACTGATGTTGCCTTCTACAGAGGGAATGCAAAGGATTTACTTAAAAAAATTTCACAGAGAGAACTAAACTTACATGTAATTAACTTAAAACTAGAGCGACTCTCAGGTGAAAAAAGTTGGGATATCGAAACTGTTGGAAACGAACGAACTAGTAATTGTAATCAGATAGTTAACTAACGACAGAAATAGCGGAAATGGCGGATTATATGAAAACATTTAATATCAGCTGGAAGAGAAAGCAGCAAGTATCTATAGATATCGAAGCTAAAACTATTGAAGAAGCTTACGATAAATGGAATAACGGTGATTATGAAGGTAAAGCTGATGTGGATGATGAGGATATACTATCTAATTTTGTTGACATAGATGGAGATTCTTATTATTTAGATCACTTTGAAAAAGTCAGATTTGGGAGTCAGTAATTCACCAAAATAGTGGATTAACTAGTAATGGGATCACAGTCTACAATAATAATTTTTGACGCTTGATAAACAGAGAAACTGTAAATACCAAAGGTAATTGGATTATATCCAAGCACCTTTGGTGAAAAAACTATTTATTTCGATTGTAAGAAAGTTCTACGCTATCAAATCCGCCTGATCCATCCGCCCGTCTCTCTAAGCTAGCAATTGAACCACTTCCGAACTTAAAAATAATGTTGGTATTAGAAGGTAGATCTTCGCAGAACATTTCCCAAAAACTAGTCTGAAACATTTTGTAATCTTCATAAGCTTCCGAATCGCCTTTTTCCGCTTTCTTTGCAATATCATAAGGTAAGCCAGAGTTATAAGTAATGATTATAGAACCATCGTACAGACTATTTTTTTCAGTAGTCTCAATTGTGTAATCAAGATTCTTGTATTGTTCTTCAATCTTTTTTGCTGCTTCTGAGACTCTCTTGTTTACTTCTTCAGGTGTATACATTACTTCATCCTCCTCTGCAGATGAAGTAGTTGAAGAAACTTCAGTTGATGAGTAAGAGAGAGCTGAAGATTCTTGACTCGAAGACTCTCGTGAAACAGTTCCTTCAGACTCTTCAACACTAGGGTTACAACCACTTAATATCAACACTGACGCACATAATAAAACTGATCTTAAAAAATAAAAATTTTTCATTGTGAACTCCTTGGTGGATAATAATTTGCTAATTAAAAATTAATATAACATTTAGGCAGTAATTTAGTCTAGTTAATATCAAGAATATTGCGGGTCTACTACTTATGAATTGTAATTTGATTGAATGCATATCTAATTCTTGAAAGAAAATACACGATTTATTAGTGATATTTTTCAACAATCCGACGAAATAAAAAAGACCGATTTTATTGGTCAAATTTTTCTGAAAGATATTTTAACTTTGATTCGCCGCTATCGGTAAGCTCTACACTATTAGCTAAATATCGACTATCTGAATAATTAACGTCTTTTTCAGATCCAAGTTTTGTCCCGTCATGATATTGAATGAGTTGTTCTTCTTTAATAATATCGTGAGATTTTATAAAGTCAGGGTCATTTCTATAAGTATGAAAATCCTTATTAGATGGAGAAAATGGATAATTTAGGCTTCCTTCTTCTTTTACTTGTTTGAGTAAATAATATAGTGTTTTTTCGCTATTGGCGTTCATAATAATCATCCTTTCTTTACCTAATTATCTCATATACAAAATTATAGTCTATAAAAAAATATGTCAATCAATAACGAAAATCAGTTCAGTAATTGTCAGCGATAAACGAAAGGAGGAAAAGAGCATGGAAGAGTATCTGAAAGAAAGAGTAATTTTTCTCGAAGCTATTATTGAAATCAACAATGCCACAATTCTTAAAATGGCAGAAACAAACAAACTTCTTATTGATGAATTAAAAAAGAGAGCAAAATAGCTCTCTTAAGATTCGATAAATTCTATTGCATCATCAGCATCGTATTCAGCTGCAATGTATTGGGAAGCTGATCTGATAAATTTCTTCATACTTTGAATATCATGATTTGTGTGGCGTCGTTCATAATGTGTCTCGTCGTTTCCAATCCAAGTAGCTGCAGTTGCTAGGGCTTGTAGGCGTTTAAAATCACCAAGATATTCTTTGATACATGGATAAAGAAGCATTTTCTTAATTTCACTTTCTTTATCTTGGTTATACTTAATTGCATAATCTTTGATGAGGAATTCTAATGATTTTCGGTAACCTACTCCCGCAATTTGATCCAGTTTAGAACTTTCTGCAATGGTCGCTTGTGAATAAATCTCAACAAAATTAGGCGATACCTTCTCTATATTTTCAGGAAGTTCTACGTGGATGGCTGGTGAGTAGGAATAATCAATTAAATTCCATCTATTTCCAATGTAGTTGTAGGATAGCGCATAGTATTTCTCACATTCTTCAAAAGTGCATTTGGCTAGAAAACCTATTTTAACGTGAGATTCATGCATACTATCATGTGACCAGCCAGAGAAAACTTCAGGAGAGTTGGGCATCCCGCAATGAGGGCACGTTGAAGGTACATCAACTGTTACTTTTCTTAAAGTATCACGGAATTTAATACTAACATCGGTTTTCATTTATTTTAGATCCTTTCATTTTTTGTTTATTACAATCATATCATTTTGGGGTGAGATTATGGAATATCTAAAAAAATTTCGTCAGCAAACAGAATTGACTCAGCGCCAAATGGCAGAAGCTTTAAATACTTTGTATGGATATTACCGACAAATGGGAAATCATTTCAGGAAGCCGAGTTTTGAAATAGTAGTTGTTGTATCAATACTACTAACGATCACTGGTTTGAGTTGGTTATCCTATACAATAGTTGATCAACAGGAACAAATTGAGCAGCTAGAACAGCAGCTGCAGCATGAGCAGATGAAGTACAAGATTATTATCAATGATCCAATGGTACGAAATGCGATGGAAAGTGGAGGTTGATTATGACAGTTGCAGTTTTAGGGTTCACAGGATTCGTAATGATAATGGTCGTTGCAGTAATTGTTGGAAAAAAGATGGACGAGAGGGAAGGTAAATAAAAAAGCCACTTCCTTTTTGGAAAGTGACCAACGCAAGATTATTTTACCATAAAAGGAGTGGCGTTTGTGAGGTTTCAATGGCTTAAAAATTATCAAGATTTAGAAGAGCAGATCCTCTTCATGAAATGGAATCTTAACAAAAGTAAGTTGGAATTGGAACGTTGGGTCAGTGGTGATTTAGCAAACGTCCGTCTTGAAAAAAACTCAAGGTCAGCTTGTTTAGAAGAGAATATTCAAATAATTGAAGAAGAGATTGAATTACTAGAAGATCAACTAAATGAAATGGTTCTACTGATAAAGTCGTTTAAGGGATTAGACAATCAAATAATGTATTTGAAATATGTTGAAGGGATGACTTTAGAAAAAATTGCCGAAGATCTTAACTACAGTACATCGTATATTCAAAAGAAACATACTGAATTAAGAAAAGCAATTGATTTTGTTGATGAGTATATTTTAAACAAGAATAAGTTGAAAATGAAGATATCATTGCAAGATCATCGAGAAAAGTTGCACAAAAGTTGCACTACTAATTCTAGTTTTAAACTTGATTAATATGGAATATATTAATAGCGTAGAAGAAACGAGAGATGGTCTATGGCTACTCACATAATCATAAACCGAATGGAGGAAAGCTCCTTATCGCAAAACTTCTTTGAATAAATAGAAAGACGGCACAATTTTTTGAAAGAGGTGGATCATCTCGTTTCGAATTTAGCTAGTGCTGTCTTTTTGGTTATATCACTTTGGAAGAATTTCGATTAGATGAATAGCTAATTAATATAAATGTGATGATTTTGATCTGCGGTATTTTTAGACTTTAATTTTACTTCAGAAGTGTCGATACACTAGCGAAGCTTTGTTGACATACATCACTACAAAAAATAATCTTATATATTAAATGATAAAATAGAATTTTCAATGAATTGAATAAAAAAAAGTATGTTAGTAAAATATTTGGTATAATAAGAGAAAAAAGTTTGGAGATGGGTTAATATGGCTTCTTTTGATGCTGTTTGCTCTGTACTAAGAGAGAAATATGAAATCTTAGAATGTAAGGGTATCAATCACGGAAATCAGATACTTTTATCTAATAACGTAAAAGTAAATGTATATTCAAAGAGTGGAAAGTATACTGTACAAGGTTCCCCCGACATTAAACAAGAGGTAGAAGAATTTCTGCGAGAGCGATTGTCTTCAGGATCTCTGCCTTTGGAGACACCTCATATTAAAAATAATAAAGTTTTTGTTGTTTATGGGCATGATCATGCTTCAAGAGACCAGTTACAGCTTTTTTTACAAAAAATAGATTTCGAGCCCCTTATATTAGATCAACTTCCAAGCGGAGGAGCAACAATAATAGAAAAGCTAGAAACAAATATAAACTCTGCTAAATTTGGAATTGTGTTAATTACTCCAGATGATATAGGTTATAGAAAAGACCATAAAGAAGAAGCTATGGGACGCGCGCGACAAAATGTTGTGTTAGAACTGGGAATGCTTTTAAGTAAGCTTGGTAGAGACAAAGTTTTCATTTTTATGAAAAATCAAGAAATGACAGAAAAGCCCTCAGATATTTCAGGATTAATCTATATGAATTTTAAAGAGCAAGTTAAGGAAATCGGGCCTCAATTTGCAGCTGAAATAGAAAAATTCGGATACAATATACCAGCTTCGAAATTGCTCTAAAATTAAATATAATAAAAACAGCAGGTATATCTTAATAATGTGGTACTTCTTAAAAAAAGCTTGCTTACACTTTTTTTATTGCTTTCATATTTATATTGCTATTATTCATTTGTAGATCGGAGGTGAGATAAATGGAAAAAAAAGAGCAGGCCTGCAAATATTTTATAAATTGTTTGGAAAATTCAGGAATTAATAGATCTATAAATGAAGATGATATTTTCAACGGAGCTAGCGATGATATACAACCGTATGTAAAAAAAATAATAGAATTTTTAATGCCTGTACCAAATAATGGAGAAGAATTTATTTCTAAAGCATCCAATCCTTTAACTGGGAAAGATAGTCTTGTAGTGAGGAAAAGAATCGAAGAGATAGAAACCTACATTTTAAATAACTTAGACAAAATATAATTAAAAAGACATCCATACGGGTGTCTTTTTTATACATAAAAAGAGGTCATGAAAATGAAGAAACCGCAAGGCTATAAAAATAAATTTATGGCAGAAAAGCAAAACGACAGCATCAAGATGCTAACTCAGTTACGAGAAGAGAAGGATATGGATGCTATTGCTGAATTGTTTTGGAAATTCATTACAGCTTATGGACTGAAGATAGATGAGCTTGCTGCACTGAACTATTACATGATGAAGCGATCGCTTGAGGCACCTGTTAATGCAACGCTTATAAAAGAACGTATGGACCTCGATGTTACTCAGCTTGGGGTAGATGGAATCTTACAATTGCAGCGTGCGTTGATCACTATCTGCACAGAGCAGTTTGCCAAAGAACAATGATACCTGTTGTCAAAACCAAAGCAGATCGAGCTAGATTTTATGGATCGACTAAGTGGAGAAATCTAAGGCTGGCAATACTTGAAAGGGATCACTATGAATGCCAGTGGTGTAAAGCCGAAGGCAGACTGACCACACAGTATGATTCGACACTGGAAGTCGATCACATCAAAGAGTTAGAAACAAATCCAGAGCTGGCGTTTGATCCAGACAATCTAAGAACGTTATGCAAGGACTGCCACAACAAGCGGCACGAGCGAATGAACTACCGTGGCCAACGAAAGAAGAGAAAGTGGGATGATGAGTGGTGGTGAGTGACTACCTAAGAAAACAGAATCCCAAAAATGAACAGAAAAGTAAGCTAAAGTGGGGACCAACATACCCCCGGTCGAATTATTTTGGGGTCAAATCCCAATCTAGGGAACCGGTGGGAGGGGTCAATTCTGCAAATGTAGCATAAATTTTTTACCCCTCCCCCCTCCTACCTCTCCACATTGAAATTAGAAAGAAGGTGATTAGTTTGGATTCTAAGTTAGTTGGATCGAGAATGAAGCAAAAAAGACTTGAAAATAGGATGACACAGGTTGACGTAGCAACTAAAAGTGGAATTTCTAGTAAGTACTATGGAAGCATAGAAAATGGTAAAAATTCACCTAGTATTGAAAAGCTAAGTTCAATAGCGAAAGTACTTGGATGTAGTTTACATTTCTTACTGAATGATCGCATGGACGACATGGAAAAGCGTGTGACAGAAGAAGAGGATCGTCTTCAACAAATATTCAATAAAATACCTCGTGACAAACTTAGTTTAGTTGAAGGACTAATTACACAAGCTGCAAGATTAAGAGTTTTGCTAGATGATAATTGGAAAGATATTATTGAAAACGGAGAATATGAGAAATTCAAGCAAAGCGAAAATCAAATGCCTTATGATAGAAAAAGACCAATTGTCGAAAACTATGACAATAGAGATAAAACATACCAAGCTATTATCAAGCAACTCACCGATTTATTACCGCAAAATATGAAAGTAGACAAAAAAAGTAAGTTACTTGGTAGGAAATAGAAATGCTTACTACTAAGCATGTTGATCAATATATTCGTAAATGGAAATCTGGTGAGTTAGTCCTTAACGAAAAAAGGATACAACTTTTAAAATTAATAGAAAAAGAGATTTTACCTCGTGACGATATTTATTACTTCGATGAGGAACAAATAAATAATTATATTGAGTTTAGCCAAGCTTGGTATTTTGATTTAGATGAATGGGAAAAGTTTATTTCCGCATTCATCTTTTTGTTTTACAAAGAAGATGATGAAGTTGTTTTTGATGAATTTGTTATTAACATGGGTCGTGGCGGTGGTAAGAACGGATTTATTTCGACGTTAGCAAATTATTTTGTTAGTTCGCTTCATGGAATTGATTACTATGACGTTTCTATTGTAGCCAATAGCGAAAAACAGGCCAAGCGAAGTTTTCAAGAATGTTATCGAGTTATAAATAAAAAAGGCAATGAAGATCTGAAAGAAGAATTTGAAGCCTATAAAAGCAGCTTAACAGGGTTAGAAACTCAGTCCGTTTTTGAATATAAAACAAGTAATGCAAGTTCTCAAGACGGTGGGCGAGAAGGCGCAGTAATCTATGACGAGTACCATGAAATGGAAAATACAGATATTGTAGATGTATTTTCTGGTGGCCTTGGAAAAGTGGATCATGGTCGTCAATTCTTTATAGGGACAAAGGGATTTGTGCGTGAAGGTTACTTTGATATCAAGTATCGGGAATGTGAAGACATTCTGAATGGTCTATCAGAGTTTAAAGGTGTTTTCCCATATATATGTGAGCTAGATGATATTGAAGAGATGGATGATCCTGATTATTGGGCAAAAGCAAATCCGGCATTACAGCCACCACTGAATAAACGTGGGAAGCGTCTTTTCAACGAAGTGATGAAAAAATATAAAAAATTGGCTACTGAACCATCTGGTCGTTCCGCATTCGTCACTAAGCGAATGAATTTTCTCGAAGACAATATGGAAAACTCTGTTGCTACCCGAGAAGAAATAATGGCAACAAACCGGCCATTCTTTGAATTAGATACGGTGCCAATCGGATCTCTCGATTTCGGTAGTGTTCGAGATTTTGCTACTTGCGGTTTACTATTTAAAAATCGAAAGAAGTTGGAGTACGCATTTAAGACATTTACTTTTGCGATGAAACATTTTTGCGATGTTCACTACGGTTACTCGCTAAAAGAGCAGTTAGTTGGTAGTGAAAAAAGGGCACCAATAAAGACTTGGGAAAGAATGGGACTGATGAAAGTTATTGATGAGCCATCTTTGAACCCTAAGTATATAGTTGATTGGTTTATTAAAGCTAGAGAGGAATACGGTGTGAGAGTTATCGTCATGGATAATTACAAGGCAGATATTTTAGGGCCTATGCTTGAGAAAGAAGGATTTGAAGTAGTTCGATTGAAAAGGCCAGCTAACTTACATCCGTTATTAGCACCTCGTGTAGAAGATGGATTTGCAAACCATAAATTTATTTTTGGTGATAATCCGTTAATGCGCTGGTTTACCAATAATGTGTATGTGAAGGAAACACAAGCAGGTAAACAATTTCTGAAAAAAGAAGAAGTTAAGCGTAAAACAGATGGTTTTCAAGCGTTTATTCATGCTTTATATAAAGCAGCAGAATTGGATGATCAAGTTGACTACGATGATGCCTTTGATATGTTGGATGAAATTGAATTTTAAAAAAGAGCTAGGATGGGCTCTAGCTCTAATTAATCACTTTTTAGTCCATTTATTACCGGGCTTTTGTGTTGGGGGTAATCTATCACCAGAGTCGATTTTAACTTCTCTTGGTTTTGAAACTTCGCCACCTCTGGGACCCACTTCTTTATATTTACCAGGTCTTTGATTATCAGTGCCGGGCGGTATTAATTTGTCTGCCATAGTAAGTATCCTCCTTGTTTTATTTCAGTTTAAAGCGACTGATAACTTATTATATCAACTTTGGTAATGCTTACAATTTAATTTTTAGAAAGCGAGTGATTATTATGTATAAACCTCAATATCTAAACATAGAGCGAAAAACGAAAAATGTAATGACAGGCAACACAGTCTATTTCACTAAAGTAACTACAACACCTTTGGGTTACAAGAAGAAACCGTCTGAACAGTTTCCAAATAAATCAGGTAGGCGATTTGCCGGAAAGTGAAGGTGATCCATATATCTAATCCAATTGAAAGGTGGTGAAAATATGTGAGTTTATTTGATGTCTTTAAGCAGTCCATACGTAACGAAGAACCCTCAGACTGGATTCCCGATCTCGTATATGGTGATGATGAGTCCGCTCGAGCATATCTGAAAATTATGGCAAAGAATACAGTGCTAGATTTTGTCGCAAGGACAATGTCCACACTCGAAGTAAAGTTCAAAAACAAAGATGGTACTGCTGATTGGGAATACATTTTGAATGTTCGACCTAACAATGATATGTCAGCTGCAACGTTCTGGGAAAAGTTTTTCTACCGACTTATGGACGACAACGAAGTGCTGGTCATTTTTACTGAAGATAACCAATTGCTGATAGCTGATGATTTTTCTCGTACAGAATACGCCGTTTATGATGATGTGTTCACTGGCGTAACAGTAAAGAACTATGTATTTCAAAAAAGCTTCAATATGTCAGATGTGATCTACATTGAATACAACAATGATAAACTTGATCGTTTTACAAAGGGCTTGTTTGAGGACTATTCCGAGTTATTTGGGCGAATCATTGAAATTGCAATGCGAAATAATCAAATTCGTGGATCGGTGTCTATCGATTCGACCGGAAGTATTAACGAAGAAAAAGGAAAAGACGGCAAGACACGAAGTCAAAGATTACAAGAGTATATTGACAAGGTCTACAATGCATTCAAAACAAAGTCTGTAGCAATTGTAGCAAAAATCAAAGGATTCGAGTACGAGGAATACACCAACAAACAAGGGGTTTCCAATCAATCGCTTGATGAGCTGAACAAAATGAAAACATCGTTGATCGATGATGTAGCCAACGCCATAGGAGTTCCTACGGCGCTTATTTATGGTGAAAAAGCTGAACTTGATTCTAACCTTCAAGCCTTTCGGAAGTTGTGTATTGCACCGTTGATGAAGAAGCTTCAGGATGAGTTGATGGCCAAGATTATTACCAAAAAAGAATACAAGAACGGCGAGCGTATCAAAGTTTCTAAAGTATTGCCTGTTAGCATTCTGGAAAACGCTACTCAGATTGACAAGATCGTTTCATCTGGAACGTTCTTGCGTGATGAAGTACGTGAAGTGACTGACTATGATCCGTTGCCGAATGGCGAAGGACAGCAACTGATAATGACTAAGAACTATGAAAAAGTAACGAAAGGGGGTGAGAACGAAAATGCCGAAAGTTAAAAAAGTACCGTTTCAATTTACCAACGAGATTCAAAATGGTAAGCACATTCTCACCTTGAGTGGCAATGTCCAAAAGAAATATTGGCGTGATGATGATGTCATTAATGCGAAAGATATCCGAGAATCACTGGATACAGTCACAGATGATATCGTGATCAAACTGAATAGTCCTGGCGGCGATGTGTTTGAAGGGATTGAAATTTACAACTACCTAAAAGATCACCCATCAAATGTCACTGTCGAAGTAACTGGTTTGGCAGCCAGTGCCGCAACTTTCATCATTGCTGGCGCTGACGAAGCGATCATGAATGTTGGCACTTCATTGATGATTCACGAAGCTTCTACCTTTGCTTGGGGTAATAAACAGGATATCCAAAAGACGCTGAACGCTTTAGAAACTATTGATGATTCAATTTTAGCAATTTATTCAGACAAGACCGGTCAATCAGCTGATCAGTTGCGTGAATGGATGAATGAAGAAAAATGGTTCACGGCAGACGAAGCAGTCGAATTCGGATTTGCTAATTCTGTCAAACATGCCGAACCTCAAGATGAATCGCAAGATATTGCATCTATGATTCAAGATGCAGTTTCTGTTGCTATGGCTAACTTAAGCCAACCTATAACAAATCAAGTGGAACAAGAACTAAAACCAAAATCATTAATCGCACGATTGCGAAAAGGAGAATAAACTATGTTAAAAATTACAGACAAAACTGCAGATGCGAAGAAAATCTTTAACGCTATTTCTGCAAAAGAAGATGCAACACCTGAACAAGTAAACAATGCTTTAGAAGCTTACGTCACAGCCATTGCAGAAGATGCAGGTGCACAAGTACGTGCTGAGTACGAAGAATTGAAAAATGTAACAGATAATCGCGTCTTAGAAGCTCGTGGGATTCCTACTCTGACTGCCGAAGAAACGAAATTCTATAATGAAGTTTCAAAAGCTGGCGGATTTGACAAAGATTTAGTATGGCCAGAAACAATCTTTGAAAAAGTATTCGAAGACTTGGAAAAAGATCATCCTTTGTTGCGCTTAATCAATTTCCAATCAACCGTTGGTAAAGTCAAGGTCATTCGTTCTCGTCGTAAAGGTGTGGCGGTGTTTGGACCATTACACAAAGATTTAGAAGGACAACTTGATGCGGAATTCGACTCTACAGAATACACGCAACTTGCATTGACTGCATTCATGCTAATTTCTAATGATACATTAGACTTAGGTCCTCGTTGGATCAATCGGTATGTACAGTTATCTTTACGTGAAGCTGTTTCTGACATCTGGGAAGTGAAAATTGTTACTGGTACAGGGAATAACGAGCCGATTGGTCTTTTGAAAGATTTGGATGGAGCTGTTACTGGAGGTGTATATCCTGATAAAGCATCGGCTGGTACTTTGACTTTCAAGGATTCAGCTACTATGGTAAAAGAATTTGCTAAAGTACTGAAAACTGCTTCAAAATACACACATCGTATTGGTGACAACGATACTGACGGCGAGACTAAATATCGTAAGGTTTCAGGCAAAGTGTACCTGATTGTAAACCCTGTTAATTATTACGATATTGTGGCTCGAGTTACAACCCAAAATGCTAACGGCGTTTTTGTTTCGAACTTGCCATTCATTTCGCAAGATCATATCATCGAATCTTTAGATGTTCCTGAAAATAAATTGATTGCATTTATTGACGGCGAATATGATGCCACTCAATCTCGTCCTGAAAAAATTGCAGTTTACAAAGAAACCTTTGCAATGAAACGTGCAACTTTGTATGCGATTGATATGTTGGGTAACGGACAACCAACAAACAACGATGCAGCTCAAGTATATGATATTGCTATCCCTGCAGATGTTGACGGTGGCTCGGGGGAGTAATTTCCCCCACAGGAGTGACGTTGAATAAAATCACTGTCTCTCTTGTTGTCGGGGGAACCGAAACTTTGACTGCTACTGTTGACCCAGAAACGGCTACTGACAAATCAGTGACGTTTACAAGCTCAGATGCTGCAATAGCTACTGTTACGCCAAAACAAGGAAAAGTTACAGCTGTCAGCGCAGGAACGACTACGATCACAGCAACAACAGCTAACGGATTGACTACGGAGTGTGAAGTGGCTGTCACTGCAGAATAGGGAGGTGGCAGTAAATGAATGAGCATACCTTTATTGATGAATACAAATCTCGCTTTCGTATTTTTCATTCCTCGGAAGACGTAGATATCGGCAAGCAACTGGAAAGTGGGTTTGCCGATATCAAATCGATCATTGGAGAGTTCGATCCTACGAGGTATGAAAAGGGCAAAGAATTGGTCTATGAGCGTACTCGTTATTTAAGAAACGAGGCACTCGAATACTTTTATGACAATTTCCAAGTGATGATCATTGATGCTTCAATTGACTTGGTAGGTGATCAAGTTGCCGATTAAAACAAAATATGAAAGACCTGAAATTATAGCCGGTGATTTGAATACGCCGGTTACTTTTTTTGAAGTAAAACCAAATGATGGACCTGAACCGGGTGAACAAGAAAACAAGAAATTGTATTACTGCACTTGCTTAGTTTACAATCCTTCTTCTAAGGATAGGGATATTCTTAGCGGAAAAGGAACAAAGAAAGCTGTCACAATCAAGATTCGGGATCCATTCACAGATTATTTGCCAAACAATGCGCATAAAGTAGTCTTGGATGATTTCCGATACAAAGATGATGTGTGGGATATTGTAGATTTTGCGCCAGATGTTGAGAATAACGATTTTCTTAAAATCATCTTGGGGGTGACTTCATGAGCGTTTCAGTTAAAGGCGTGGATGAGATTCTAAAGAATCTCGAAGCCAAGCTTGGTCCGGCAAGAACCAACCGAATCGTAAATAAGTCACTTAAGAACTATGGGCAAAAACTGCAACAAGATGTGCAAGAAGCGGTATCCAGTTATATGGATACAGGTGAAACGCATGACACAGTAATTGTTTCCGGAGTAAAAAAAGGACCGCCTAAAACGATCGAAGTTGGTTGGGGTCAAGGTTCGAGATGGCGCTTAGTGCATTTGAATGAATTTGGCTATACTCGGTTTGGTAAGTACATTAGCCCTAGAGGGATGGGAAAATTACAAGAGGTTGTTGATAAAACAGAAGGATCTGCATTTGAAGAGATGCGGTCAGAATTGGAGGAGTTAGCACGATGAAAGATATGATGATGGAAGTCTACAATGTTTTATCTGCTGATCCTACGATTGCAAAAGAGGTTACTGCAAAGAACATCAAATTCTATGAAGTACCAGAAAGCTTCGATTCGACCAAACCTTTTATTATCATCGATACACCACTTGGACCGCCAACTAGTGCTTACTATGCTGCCAACAAAGAGATGTCGCAAACGTTCAGTTATCAAATTAACGTTGAAACTCAGTCAAGGATTTTGACGAAAGAAATTGCTAAAGCAGTGAAAGTTGCGTTGTGGGATTTTGGTTATGCCCAGTTAAATGGTGGGCTGGACGAATATTTCCCGGAAACAAAACGCTTTGTGGATGCAAGGCGGTATCGAAAAAACACACAAATTCATGACACTGATTATTAATCGGCGTCTATTTTATTAGGAGGAATTTACAAATGGAAACTTATGGGTTTGATAAATTATCGGTTCGAAAACTTACCACAGCATTAGAACCAAATACAGCAGCGGAAATTCACGTCTTAGAAGGTAAACAAAAAGAAGGTGGACCAACAGCCTTCGACTTAACTGGTCTATCAAAAGAAGCAGTGAAAGTATTTGCTGGTAATGTTGAATACTACTTGGCTAGAAAAGGAACTGGGTCAGTAGCCGCAAATTTCGGTCTGCTAGATGTACCTGTAGAAGTTGAGCAAGAAATCTTAGGATTGATCAAAATGGCAGAAGGTATCGACGGTTTTGGTGATGAAACAGAGCCTCCCTATATGGCTGCTGTAGCCGAAGCGGAGGATTTATATGGCGAACCAGTAGCTTTTGCTATGGTAGCCGGGTCGTTTAATCGTGATGGTTTTTCATTGGCCACTAAAAACGATGAAGATTTTACACCAGAAGCGGGCGAGTATGTTTACAACGCAATCTCTCGAAAAGTCAAAATCGACACGAATGAAAAGACAGTAAAAGTCTTGCGTGCTTTTGGAGAAGAAGCAGTTACGAAAATGAAAACTTCTGTACTTGGTGAGCCTGCTACTCCTCCAAGTGGTGGCGGTGAATAATGAAGGGAAAGGTTAGTCTTCGGACTAGCCTTTTTATTTTTGATTAATAGGAGGAATTATACATGTCAGAAATTGGAAAAGAAATCAGATTGGATCTAATGATCAATGGAACAAGAAAGACCTTTACGCAAAGTCATGTGCCTTATTCAAAAGCTTTGGATTACACGGATGGTGAGGCAAAACTTTTCAAGAAGGATGACGAAGGCAAGGATATTGCTCCTCCAGCCAGAGTACTTACCGAATTCCGTGCTGAGTTTGTAGCAGGCTTGTTTGATGATAAAGATTTAACAGGTCCCGTCCTTTTAGATGGTATCGATGCATGGGACAGAGATTTGATCATGGAAATCATTATGTACCGTGTCTTAGGTTACGAGAAAGACGTGGAAGAATCAGATCCAACAGATAAGAAAGACCCAAAAGGAAAAAAGGACGAAAAATAAGTCCGTCCGATCATCATGAGTTACAGCTAGATGTTGTGAGATCTATATTGAAGATTTATCCCAGTTGGACAATCAATGACGTTCTAAATACAGATACGCTGTACCTTTATGAAATTATGTTTAAACAAACGCCAAAAGGAAAGAAAAACAAAAAACGCAAAGAAATTAAGCCGTTGGCTGATTTAGTGAAAGGGGGCGGATGATTTGGCTGGTGCAACTCCATTAGGAAATATGGTCATAAAGCTAGGTTTGGATGATGCTGATTTTGGGAAAGGCGTTGCTAATTCTAAAAAGCAAGTACAATATCTAGCAAAAGAAATGCAAGCAAATATGAAAGTTGCTGACTTGGCAGGGAACAAACTTGGCAAATTAGGCACTCGATACGATAGTTTAACACAGATTATAAAAGCACAAGAAAATCAAGTGACCGCCCTCAAGAAAGCCTATGATGGTTCATTTGTTGATGGTAAAGCTACTGACTCCACGAAACGGCTGGCTAACCAATTACAAGATGCTAACGGTAAACTGGCAAACTATAAACTACAGTTACAAAATACCGCAGGTCAGATGGCTAGGCTACAAGTTGAAACTCAAGGTGTGACTGGTTGGCTAAAACAGCACGGTGATGCCTATATCAAACAAAGTGAAAAAATTCAAAAGTTTGGTGGCATGGTTTCAAAAGCAGGGACTGCTTTAACGGTCGGTGTAACAGCACCTATCGTTGCTGGTGCCACAGCAGTTACTAAAGCCGCTATTGATTGGGAATCAGCATTTGCAGGTGTTAAGAAGACTTCAGATGAAGTAGTTGATAGTAATGGCAACGTTGTTTATTCTTATGACGATCTGGAAGCTAGTTTAAGAGGGCTGGCAAAAGAATTGCCATCAACTCATTCAGAAATTGCAGCTGTTGCAGAAGCTGCCGGGCAGTTAGGAATTCAAACGCAAGATATTACAGCTTTTACTAAAACCATGATTGATATGGGTGAATCTACAAACCTATCCGCTGAAGAGGCAGCTACCGCAATTGCCAAAATAGCGAACATTACCGGAATGACATCTAGTGAGTATCAAAGGTTTGGATCGTCTGTCGTTGCTTTGGGAAATAATTTCGCCACAACAGAAGCAGATATTGTTCAGATGGCAAATCGATTAGCTTCTGCGGGTACATTGGCCGGTCTAAGTAATCAAGAGATACTTGGGTTAGCTACTGCGATGAGTTCGGTTGGTATCGAAGCTGAGGCTGGTGGTACAGCTATGACCCAAACTCTCACAGCTATTGAAAAAGCAGCTGTTGAAGGTGGGGACAGTTTAGATCAGTTTGCAAAAGTTGCAGGAATGTCATCCAGTGAATTTGCTAAAAAATGGAACGAAAAACCTATTGAAGCGATACAGTCATTCATTAAAGGTCTTGGGGAGTTAGATGGAAAAGGCGAATCCGCGACACTAATGCTTGATGAAATGGGCTTAAGTGGTGTTCGGCAATCTAATATGCTTAAATCCTTAGCTTTAGCATCAGATACCCTTTCTGGCGCAGTTGACATGTCAACGCAAGCTTGGGAAGTGAATACAGCCTTAACTAATGAAGCTGGAACAAGATACGAAACAACAGAATCAAAACTAAAAATGTTGCGAAACGAAGCCGTGGATGCTGCGATTGAATTTGGAGGACCGCTAGTTGACGCATTAAGAGATGGTTTGGAAGCTTCAAAACCACTGATCAAGAGCTTTGGCGACATGGCTAAAGCCTTTAGTTCTTTAGATAAAGAACAACAGCAAAACATTATCAAATGGGGTCTAATGGCAGCAGCTGCTGGTCCAGCATTCAAGTTGCTCGGTGGGGGTATATCTACCATCGGATCAGTTACCAAAGGTGTCGGCAAATTATCTACAGGAATTGTAAAACTTGTAGCGTCTGCTGCTGAGAAAAAAGCAATTGCTGGTTTCGCAACTTCGATCACAGGAGTAGGAACTGCAGCTACAACTGCTGTTGGCACAGGAACTGCTGCAGCTGGTGGATTAGCCGGAATGGGGACTGCTATCGCTGGTTTGGCTGGTCCAATCGCTATAGGAGTTGTGGCATTAGGGGCAATTGCTGGTGCAGTTTATCTTGGTAAAAAAGCTTATGATGAGCACCAACTAGCTGGAGCTAAGTGGGGAACTGCTGTAACTGAAGAACAAGACAAAGTTATTTCCAAGTCTTATGAACTAAGAGATAAAGCAGTAAGCTATGTAAATGAATATGCGGACGGGGTTCGAGGGTCTGCCGATAAAGCAATTGAGGCTAATAAAGAAATCGTCGATTCAATTCAAGCAGCAATGGATAAAGAAATCGAACGTAAAAAAGCAGCTGCTGAAAACTTAGAAGATCCGGAAACGAAAGCGAAAGCAGAAAAAGCTATTGCATATGAGGAGCAAGTCAACGAGGCTTTGATCCAACAAGCTCAGAAGCGTGTAGATAGAATAGATCAAATACTGACTAATGCCAGCAAGAATAATCGGAACTTATCTAATGAAGAACGTCAGTATATCGAAGCCAATTACAAGCAACTCTCTGATAAACAACTGGAACAAGCAGGATTCTCCAAGGATCAGCGTCTAGCCATTGAAACAGCATATCAGGATGATTTATCTAAGCTATCAACAAAACAGCTGCAAGATCGTGCTAAGAACGTAAAGAGCGCTATGAACGATGAGCAAGCGAGTTATGAAAAACAGAAAAAATCTATTGCTGAAATTTGGGGCGAAAATACTCAGGCTTATAAAGTTGAAATGGATAAGCTTGAAAAAACGCACGATCAGACAATGGAATCAATGATCTTAGGATATGCAAAGTTAGGGTTGGAGCAAGGCTTTAGTCTTCAAGATATGGCTGGTGTATGGGAGATGTATGGCTGGACAGTTGATGAAGTATCTCAACTTGTAAATGCTAGCGTCAATTCGACAAACGAAAATCTGGACATGTTGGCCAAGGGGACTAACGAAGCTGATATGCAATGGAATAGCTTGGCGCTGGATCCTAAAACTGGAGAAGTACGTACCAACATGGCTGACGTGCTAAAGGATATGTCTTCTACCTATGAAGGATGGGAACAATTGCGGTTTATTGCAAAAAATGCTGATATTTCAACAAACGCTAAAGAAGAAATTGCAATCGCAATGGGTGAATCTGGAAAATGGAATGAACTTTATTTGACGGAACAACAACTTTTAGTGGATGGCGATGAAGCTAAGCTGCAGCTTTACGATACTATTGAAAAGCTAGGCATGTGGAATCAGTATAATGCAGATAGAAAATTATTGGGAGTAACTAACGCAGATGCAGTATACAAGCTGATGGAATCCAATGGTCAGCTTGAAGAGTGGAATGGCCTATCTCCACAATTAAAAACATTGATTGCGGACGACCCAGCAAAACTAACAGTTGATCAAACTAAAGCGGCGCTTGAAGAATATAATAAACTTCCACCAGCATTGAAAAAACTATTAGGAAATAACACAAATGCCGTAAATAACTTTGATCAGGCACGTGGTAAATTAAATCTTTACAACGAAACCAGAGTTGGAGCGAAGCATCTACATGCAACAGCAGATTATTCACAGGTTACACAGGCAAAGAACGAAATTGCTCAAGTATATAGCAAAAATGTGGTAATTGATGTTGAGTATCGTGGGAGAAGAACAGGACAGACAGCTATTCCAAATGCCAAAGGAACAAATTACCACCCGGGTGGAGATATGATCGTAAATGATCAATCAGGACCATTATACAAAGAGTTGGTTCAGTTCCCTGGTGAGGCTCCATTTATACCTCAAGGTCGGAATGTGTATATTCCCAATGCTCCTGCAGGAACGAAAGTTGCTCGAGCTAGTATCACAAAATCGATCATGCGGCGCTTGGGCATTCCAAAGTATGCTGATGGTGTGGGGATTCCGGAAGATTCTTCATTGGTTAGAAACCTGAGAAGTTTATCGCCTTCTTCAGAATCAAGTTCGATTAATGTCCGTACACAGGATTACTCTCAACAACTTGAAATACTCATAGAGATCATGTCTAACTTTGGTGAAGATTTGAAGAATATGAAGCTGTTTATGGATACGAAAGTTGTGGGAGGTTTAATTGATAAAAACAAAAAAGCTCAAGAAAGAAGTGAAATTAGAAGGGCAGGAGGAACTATTTAATGATTAGTGATTTAAAAATAACGTTGGATGGGTTCGTCTTGTCCGATTATTTTGACTTGACGGAAGAACCTGATAGAGGATTTTTTCCAAACGTTACAAATACAGCGAAGCAGATCAGCCGATTAAATGGCGTGAGAGTCTCACAGACACGTTTTGAGGAAAGATATATAAAGTTGTCTCTATATGCTTTGAGCGGCAATTTCAGAGAGATGAAAGACAGGTTAGCAGTACAGTTATTTAAGGAAGGGAATCGGAAACTTTGGTTTTCAGATGAGCCAGACCGATTCTTTTGGGTGAAACTTAACGGTGAATCTTCTTTAAAGCGATCACTAGAATATCGTGGGGAAGCATATGGCACACTTGAATTCATTTGTGAGGATGGGTTAGCACATGCAGTAGAAACTAAAGACTACCCAATGTCCGATGGGGCTGTAACCATACAAAACGAAGGCACATACAAAGCGCCAATCACTTGGACAGTAGATTTTTTAGCCGATTGCGAATCAATTGGATTTGTCACTGAAGATCGTATATTGCAGCTAGGATATGTAACATCAGAGGATATCGATGAAGACTTGTCAAATGTCGTTTTATTTAACGATCCAATGAAATCAGCTACTAGCGGTCAATATTCAAGGAACGTAGGTAAAATCCGATGGCGGAATGATTCTGGCGATAACACTTCGCAAATACAAGGATCGTTGAAGTATGAAGCTGATGCAATAACAGTTGATAGCTATGGACCGTCTGGTGCTGATGATGCATTTTGGCATGGTCCAACACTAACACGTTTTTTCAACGACGTTGAAGATTGCGAGATTTATGCAAGGTTTAATTTTAAGCCAAACGGGGCAACAAAAGATAAAGCCAAGAAGCAAGGGCTTTTCGAATTGAATCTAGTAGATGCAGATAATCTTTTTATATGTGGATTTGAAATGAAAGACAATACCGATCAACAAGATAGGGTTGAGTATAAATTTTATGTTGGTCATGCGGAAATTAAATCGGGGTTTTTACCAGCGGCTGTTCGAAACACGAATGGTGGCTTTTTTGGTATGATCCGTATTCGCAAAGTCGGCAATAATTTTGATTTCTATCTGGCCAGACTCGTGAACAATCCTAAAGGTGGTTTCAACGAATCTTGGAAGGCAACGCATAACTGGACCAACGAAGCCATAACAATGTTAAAACCTACAAGGGTTGATATAAACTTTCTAAACTGGCGAAACAAGCAACCAATTTATCAGTCGCTTACACATTTAAAGCTAACCAAATTTAATACTCGTGACGATAAGTTGATTCCCAAAACATTTTTGGAAGGAGATCAGCTTATTTTTGATGGCCTGACTTCAAAAGTGACTTTGAATGGGATCACAGCAAATGATTACTTCGTAGTAGGATCGCAGCCGATTATTTCGAACATCGGAGAAACAGAGGTGTTCATATCGCATGAAAGTGCGGTTGATCCAATAGTCACAGCCACGGTAGAGGAGAAATTCTTATGATTTATCATATTTTAAACAGAGAATTCAACTCCATTTGTATGATCGACGATGAAGCCGATAACTCAGTTATACTGACGGACGACACGCACACATACGGTATATCTAACGGAACACTTTTGAATACATTTGATTGCGCGATCGATAAAAATCATGAAGACGCTGGGCTGATTCAAGTGGGTACGCATATCGTCTTCCAAGACGAAAATGGCGAGAATATTTGTCTGACGTTGATGGACACCGACGAAGATGAATATACACGTACCTGTCACTACGAAGATTTGGGCATGGAGTTGATCAACGAAACCCCTATGATATTTCCAGCATCGTTTGTGCAACCTGTCGAGTATTACGTTAATCGTGAAATATACGATAGTGGTTGGGAAATTGGTTTGAACGAGTTAGTAGATGCCAAAATGAAAATGGAGTTTACTAATAACGACACTACTTTAACGAGATTGCAGCAGATATGCGAGATGTTCAAATGCGAAATGTATTTTACTGTTGAGTTTCAAAATTTAAAAGTCACAAAAAAGCGAATCAATATAGTAAAACAAATCGGGGTAGAAACCGACGAGGTACTTAACGCTGGCGTTGACCTGATCACTATTGGGAAGCACATTAACGCAGATAATTTGAAGACTGCTTTGATTGTAACTGGTGGTAGTGAATTCAACAATTTAGTATATAATGACGGAAACTATTTCACGAGAATCGGCGAATCAATCATCTATGACCGTGAAGCTAACTCATTATGGGGTAGAGGCCATACGACTGATACTCGTGATTCTGGTTGGGTATATGGCAACTATCAATCACAATCAGACGAACCGGCTCAAATGTTTGCAGAAGGTTTAGCAGAATTAAAGAAAATTAATCAGCCAGAGGCTACGTATACTGTTGAAGCCATTTTTAGCAATACGGACTTCATGGTGGGCGATCGTGTGACTATTATCGATGAAGAGTACAACCCAGCACTGCGAATCAGCGCTAGGATCCTCCAGAAAGACATCAGTCGAACGAACCCATCGAACAATGGGCTTGTTATTGGGAATGTGATCGAATTACAAAGTGCAATCAGCGCTAAGTTGCGGCAGCTGCAGAACCAAATCAACCAAAAAGCCGATGACACGATCACAACCGAAATGATTGTAACAGAAGATGGTAACTTGAGAAACTTCGAGGTAAAGGTCTATAAAGGCAATGCCGACATTACCGCCAATCTGGAAAACTACCAGTTTTATTGGAAGCTGACCGACAAAGACGGGAACCTGAAAACAGAGTGGATAGAAGCCAATAAGGATGCTGGCAACACAGTATCTGTTCACTTAGATGATGTAAGGCGTGATAACCAAATCTCATGCCAGGTAATGTATGAGGAAAATAAATTTGTCCAAGCCATATATTTCTGGAACGGACTGAAGAAAACAGCGAGCAAGATCATGCGACTACAAAATGAAAATACTGTCACGATTCCTTTTATCACAGACATTCACTATGCGACCGACACATTTATCCAAGAGGACTTAGAAAACTACGGACGGACAGATAACCACATCAAAAATGTTGCCGAATTGTCTCACATGATTCCTTTGGACTGCATTGTTGGCGGTGGGGATTTCGTCGATGGCGGAACCACGAAAGATACGAACGTGTCAAACTACAAGAAAGTCGTCAGCATGTTTGGCTTGGCCAACTGTCCGTTTTTCTTAGCGAAAGGAAATCATGATGATAACTCGTGGGGAGATGGTCGACAAGGTCGAGGAACAACTGCTAGAAATAAAGTCAATCAAAACTATATGGCCAGTGATCCTACTAGTAAGTCATGGCATGGAAACATGAGCTACACAATCAAGCCAAGTGAAATGTATGAAATCATCACACGACCTTCAACTATATGGGCAATCAATGAAAATCCTAACGATAAAAATATGTATTTTTATTATGACATTCCGGATAAAAAAGTGCGTGTGTTCTTACTAAACACAAATGATATTCCATATGTTTTTGACACGGATGGGTTAGTGAAATACTTGACGATTAATGTTGCTGGTTATCGACAAGCACAATTGAAATGGTTTGCGGAAAATCTTAAAAGTATGCCTGATGATTACACTGCAGTCTGTTTTCAGCACCATCAATGGGGGCAATGGTACGCAACGAATAGTGCCTATTATCCTTATAACTGGGAATCTGTAGAAGGTATTTTAAAGGCGGCAAAAGAAGGATCAAGTTTTATACGCAAATACACAGGGAACGCTGATTTTGCTAGTGATATTTCAATTACATTCGACACGCCAAAAAACATTGCTTTTCTTGCTCATGGACATCATCACACAGATCGAATCACAACTAAATATGGGATTACAAACGTTTCAACAAGTTGTTCTGTCAGTCGCCCAAAGAAAGATCAAAGAGATCGGCCTTTAGGAGAACTAGAAGAAGACTTGTGGGACGTTTTTGTTTTGGACACAAAGAAAAAGCATGTAGATATCGTGCGGTACGGAGCAGGTAGCGACCGCAGCTTTGGCTACTAGAAAGGGGGAATCTTTATGGCAATTATTGAGGTTAGCAAGCAGATTACCAACTACCTAGATAGCGAACAAACGGCATCTGCTCCTGCTAATCCTGTAGAGGGTCAACGCTGGACAGATACATCAAAAAGTCCTCCTGTTGCTATGATTTATACGGAAGGTGATTGGAAACCAGAACGGCTATCTGTTGAAGTGTTAGATCCGGACTTTTATCAAGATTTGGAAGATACAAAAACAGAGGTAGCAGCTGCTATCGGAAAAGCGGAAGCAGCTGATAAGGCTGGGAAAGACGCACAAGCTGCAGGGGAAGCAGCTCAATCAGCAGCCAGTGAGGCGAAGCTAGCAGGAGAAAATGCTGCAAACTTAGCGACACAAGCTACTTTAGATGCTCAAGCAGCCAAAGATAAAGCAGATGCGATCCAGATTGATGTAAATGGGCTTGTTTCTGATGTAGCTACTATCAATGGAACAGTTACATCGATCAGTAGTAAGGCCAACGAAGCTTATGAAAAAGCCGCTGCTGTGGAAGGAAGAACAGCAACGCTTGAAACCTCAGTTACTGGTCTAACTGGGCGTATGACAGATATTGAGACGACATCAACAAGCACCACTAAAAAACTGAATGAATTAGTCGTCACAGTGGATGGGCAAAAACAAACCTTAGCGACAGTTACAGCCACTGCGGACAGTGCATTGAGTAAAGCAAATGTATTGGAGACGACCGTTGACGGAGTTACACAGACTCTAACTAGCGTAGAAACTGCTGCAAATAGCGCCTTAGGCAAAGTCAATACTGTTTCAAGTACTGTAGATGGTCATACTCAATTGATTGCAAGTACGAAAACAACAGCTGATTCGGCATTATCTAAGGCAGTCGCTACAGAAACAACTGTAAATGGATTAAAGACAACTGTTTCTAGTGTTGAGTCAACCGCTAATTCTGCTTTAACTAAAGCTACACAAGTTGAGACTACAGCCAATGGATTGGTAACAAGCGTGACAAGTATTCAAGCGGATTTGAACAATACATCGTCGCGGAACCTTTTACTTAAAACATCTACCTTAGAATCTAGGGCTGCCGGAATTCTTGATTCTACAAGCATTCTAAACGGTAATGCTACTGTAAAAGGGTCGTGGTCAAGTGGATATATCGATACCTATCGTCAAAAAATGGCGGTAATACCTAGAGATGGACATTTTACACTAACTTTTTGGGCTAAGGCTGATCGTTCATTAAATTTTAGTAATTTTTTCTACAATTCCGGTACTACAACTCTTGCAATTAACTCTGACGGAAGGACAGGGACGGGGGCAGATGGGGGAAATACGCTATCCGCCACAACTGCATGGAAGAAATATTGGATTAAGTATACTCAGAAAGGTGCTACTGCTCCTAAAGAAGTTTTGATTGGTAGGATATCTGTTGCTGGTACATTATGGGTAAATTCTCCAATGTTAGTTGAGGGAACTCTTCCTGAAGATTGGGCGCCTGCTCCTGAAGATCTAGCAACATCTGCTCAATTGTCGGTTCTTTCTGACCAAATTGACTTAAGAGTTGAGAAGAACGGTATTATCAATGCTATAAACGTGTCCACAGAAGGTGTAATAATTGCTGGGAGCAAGCTGACAATTTCTGCTCTAACCCAAATTGAAAATGCTGTAATTAAAACATCTCACATAGCTGACCTAGCAGTTTCTAACGGTAAAATAGCGAACCTAGCTGTGACTGAAGGGAAAATCGGAAATCTAGCAGTTACTACAGCAAAAATAGCCGACTTGGCCGTCAACAATGCCAAGATAGCCAGTCTAGATGCAGCGAAAATCAACACAGGTTATCTTGCTGCAGCGAGAATTGCAGCATCCAGTATTACCACGGATAAATTAAATGTAGCTACCTTGTCGGCAATTACTGCAAACCTAGGCAACGTGACTGCAGGAACAATCAACGGATTGGAAATTATAGGGGGATCTTATACACAGTCTGCCACTATGACTGATCCCAATTCTGGGAAGTCAGGTATTTCAGAAATTAAGTTAGCTAGTGGTATATTGACAAACTCCTTTAATTCCACTGATTCTTCAGTATCTAGACAAACCACCTTATCAAGTGGTGTATTAAGATTTTTAAATCTAGGAAGTGAATTTGGTCGGCTTCAAAGCAACAGTGATAAAGGTTCATCTACAGTGCCAGCTCTTGAAATATCAGGAACATTTATGGCTATTACAAGCTCCCAAAGAGGATGGATTAACTTATCTGCAAATGGTATTTTCGAAGGCAACACTTATAGAGGATACAGTGTAGATGCTGGAAGTAATACTGGTAATTATGTAGGCTTCAACCGTAACTCTTCCGATAAAATGAACTTTTTTGCTGGTAAAACAGCTGATGGTACTAAACGAATGGGATCGGATGATTTGTACGCTTCTTCAGGAAGCGGCAAGGCCTTGCATATTACAAGTGGGGGATCAATCGTTGCTTATTCATCCTCGGAACGTTTCAAAGAGTATATAGAAACTGCTTCTGATGTTAACCCAAAATCGCTTTTGAACTTGGATCTAAAGTCATGGATTTACAAATCAAGTCATTCTTTAGTAAGTGTGGGCGAGCCAATTCGAAGAGTATACGGACTAATAGCAGAAGATGTAGAACGTGTTGGATTAAATCAGTATGTAGAACGAGATATCAATGGACGTGTTGAAGGATATAAGCCGGAGTTGTGGACTGTCACAATTCCTATTTTGAAAGAGCATGAAGAAAGTATTGAAACACTTAAACAAAAAGTTCAAAAATTAGAGGAAAAAATTGAAGCCTTGCAAGCTGCATAGTTTGTAGGGCTTTAAATATCAGGAGGATTCAGATGAAAACAACATTCACAACAACCAATAGCAAGCTGCATAAATATGCTCAAATTTTAGCGGTAGTTACTTCAAAAGGTCGAAAAGCTCGTGCCATCTCCAAATTTCGCCGACTAGCAAGTGAGAAAATCGAAGAGTGGACGGAAAGTCAGAAAGAGCTTATTGCTACTTACTATGAGGTACAAGAAAACGGTAATGCCAAATTAGATAAAGACGGCTCGCCTGTTTTGTTAGATGGTGCTGATCAAGACGAATACGCTAAAGAACGTGAGGAACTAGATAACGAAATAGTTGTGATCGATTTAACTGAATTCGAACCGTTCTTTGAATTTCTTGTTTCTGGTTTAGATGAGAGCGATGTTGCTTTTGGCGGTGTTGATGCGGATGTATATGATGAGCTTATGGATCAGCTTGAAGAATTAGGAGGAAATGAATAATGCTAGATTACAAGAAATCAATCACAATCACAGGAGAATCAAAAATAGGCGATAAGGTAGCAGTATACTTGAATGCAAATATTACAACTGACACTGCTGGAAATTCTAGCGTGACTACATCTATTCAAGATCAAGCATTGTATCGATCAAACAAAGCAGAATGTCGTAAAGATATCGATGATTTTCAAGAAAAAGTATGGGCAGCAGAAGATGACTTTTTGGCAGAGTTAGAAGGGCAAGCTTAGGCTTGCTCTTTTTATATTATAGGAAGTAGGTGGCATATGTTAAACATAGGGGAGTTAGCAACATGGGCAGGATGGATCATGACAATTATTGGAATGCTGGCATTCGTTATCAAACCAGTAATGTCGAATTTTACCAAGATTGCAGATAATTTGACTAAACTTGCACATAACTTAGATTTGCTAACCAGAGATCTTGAAGCAAGTAAGTCAGATCGTATCGCAATTCATGACGAACTAAAAAGACATGATGAGCGTTTAGATAAGCACAATGATCGATTAATCGAACATGGTGAACAATTAAAGTCTTTATGGAAAGAAAGAGGGAAGTAATATGAAAATGACAAACGAACAATATGATTTAGCAAAGAAGGTCATCACGCAATGGTCCCCAGCTTTGGGTGTATTGATTGCTGGAATTGCAACTCTATATGGTTTTGACGCAACGAAAATCGTTGGGGTTATTTCTTTAGTTACAGCCTTTGCAGGTGTGGTGCTAGGTGTATCAAGCAATAATTATAGTTCAGATGATTACGGCGATGGCCAAGAATTTACCGACAAGAAGGAGTAGCCAAAGCGGCTGCTCTTTTTTTTGCACAGAAAGGAAGAAAAACATGAAGATTATTAATGAATCTATTTTTAAAGGAATAGCTGGTGGTAGGAATATTGGATCACGTCCTAAAGGTGTCGTTATTCACAATGATGGTGGAAGCATGACACCATCTCAGTATGTGACATGGCTTAAGCAACGCTATAAGAACGGGGAATCTTCAAAAGGATTTGCTCATTATTATGGTAATCGGGATGAGATGGCCAGAGTTGAAGATACTTATAATGCCGCATGGCATACAGCTAACTATGAAGGAAATCAAAATTACGTCGGTTATGAGGTTTGCCAATCTTTTTCAGCAACTGATGAGGAGTTCTTGGCAAATGAACAAGCAGTATTTAAACAAGTGGCGGAGGATATGATTTTTTGGGGCTTAGACATCAATCGAAACACAGTAAGACTTCATAGAGAATTTTCGTCTACTGATTGTCCACACCGTTCGTGGGTATTACATGGAAAATCTGTAAATGCTGTCAAAGACTATTTTATTGAACAAATTATGAAGTATGTTGTTGCAGCGAGCACAAATAATAATACGCAAAATAAGGTGGTACAAGAAGTTCTTTCTCAAGGAACAAAAGATAAAGTCGATGGCTTAGGATATCGTATGCATGTACAGTCAAATAATAAGTACAAAGGAGGGACGTTGGGGTATGTCAAAGAAGCTGCTACCGCCGGGACAACTGGTAAAGCATTGCGTGCCGAATGGCTCGAAGTTTTGTACGATGGAAAAGGATCGCCGATTGAAATAAATACCCATATTCAAAGAAAAGGGTGGCTTGGCTATCGTAAAGGGTCCCAAGGAACCAAAGGAGAATCTTTGCGAATGGAAGCAGTTCGTATTCGTATCTGTGATGTAGTATTGGCTCAAAAGTATACTATTCAATACCGGGTCCATGTTCAGGGGATTGGTTGGACCGGTTGGGTTGAAGATGGTGAAGTTGCTGGTACAACTGGTAAATCCAAACGACTTGAAGCTATTCAGATTAAATTGATTAAAAAGTAAAATAATAAAGAAATAGTTTGAAATTTTCTCTTTATGTTGAGATAATCAACTTTAAGGAGGGAACAAGATGAAAAAAGTATCAGTATTAATAATCATGCTATTAGGGTTTGTGCTTTTTCCAATAACTACTTTTGCAAGCAGTTCAGCTAATGTAAGTTATCAGACACATGTTCAGACTTATGGGTGGCAAGGCTGGAAAACCAATGGACAGTCATCTGGCACATCTGGACAGTCTAAAAGACTAGAAGCAATCAAAATTAAACTAGATAATACTGAATATAGCGGTAATATTGAATATAAAACGCATATTCAAAAACAAGGATGGGAAAAATCCTTTCGTAAAAACGGTGAGCTTTCTGGTACAAGTGGTAAGTCACTTAGATTAGAGGCTATTCAAGTTAAGTTAACCGGTGAGATTGCTAAACACTATGATGTTTACTATCGAGTACACGCACAGCAATTTGGCTGGATGGGGTGGGCTAAAAATGGTCAATCCGCAGGAACTTCTGGATTTAGCTTCCGATTGGAAGCAATTCAAATCAAGTTAGTTAAAAAAGGCGGAAATGCTCCGGGAACAACGTTGAATTCATTTAGAAATGGCACGAAGAAATACGTGGATAGCCGAGGCAATGGATTAATTAAAGGATCTCGACAAAAAATCTATCACATCCCAGGTAGTCAGTATTATGATCAAACAACCAGCCCAATTCGTATGTTCAAAACCGAAGTAGAAGCTTTCAAAGCTGGCTTCAAACCGGCAAAATAAATCAAGATAAAACCTCTTGCTCATATGGGCAAGAGGTTTTTTGTAGATGCATGAAAAAAGATAATTAACTCAAATTTCGGCATAAAATGAGGAGTAATAATCATGACTAATGAAACCAGAGCACACATTCGCAGTATACTATGGCAATATAAAAAGATCGAAAAAACGTTTAAAGAGTTCTCAGACATTATTGCAACAGATAGAAATCCTTATATGGAGTACCCATTAGGCGAAGAAAATCCAAGTTGGACAATGAATCAAATTTTATTTTACAAGTCATTTTTAAGAGTGGTCAATGGTGTTCTAGAAGATTCAACACTTGATGTTAGAGATATATTTTATGTGAAGTATTACAACGGCCATTCTAAGAAATGTATAGCGGTTGTATCTGCGGAAACTTTTCTAAGCGAATCTACTATAAAGAGAAGAGATGCAGAATTCATTAATGAAATCGCAAAAAGATTAGGCTGGTTATCGGTTTGACCTCTTTTGATTAATACTTCGATTTATACTATAAGTGGAGATAGGGAACATGTTTCGAACTCGTGGACGCACGAAATATATTTCCAAAGGAGGCTTTAAATTTGGGTAGTATAAATAATATGATTCAGTGGTTTAAAGACCGAGAAGGTAAAGTAAACTACAGCCAAGATGGACGTTTGGGACCTAATAGTTATGACTGTAGTTCCGCAGTGTATTTCGCTTTGATTGCTGGTGGATTTATCCCAGTGGGAAGTATGGGGTGGACCGGATCGTTACACGATACAACTTTACCGCCTATCGCAAAAAAAATTTCACGAGCGGAATGTCGCAGAGGTGACATTTTCCTATCAAAGTATTGGGCAAATGATGGGCATACGGGAGTCTTTTTAGATAACGGCACAATCATTCATTGCAATGCATATGATGATAACATTCGAACAACTGTAGCAGATGGACGAATGGGCCCAGAACCAACTGAATATTATAGATTGAATAATGCAGATGATGAAAATATGCCCGATACAGAAAGCGAGGAAATGTTAATGTGGGTATTTTACCAAGCAAACAAAAATGTACCAGTTCGTTGGTTCAATGGAGAGCATGCATATGCTATCGGTCACGCTGATGAGATGAAAGCAATTCAGCAAATTTATAAAGCGAACACAGGTAAAGATGTTCCATTTTTGACAAATTGGACTGATGCAACTCCTTATCATAATCGTTTGGCCAATGTCTTGAATCGAACACCTGATTTCTAAAATCATCAGGAGGAGGAGAAAGAATGGCTAATGAAAATATGAAACTATCTCAGAATGGTTTTGAGTTGATTAAAAGTTTTGAAGGGTTAAGTTTGACTGCGTACCAAGATGTTGTCGGCGTTTGGACAATAGGATATGGTCATACACAAGGTGTATATGCTGGAATGACTATTACTTTAGAACAAGCAAACAATTTTCTGAAGCAGGATATAACCAACCATTTACCCGGTATTTATAAATACGTTACGGTAGAATTGAACCAAAACCAGTTTGATGCCCTAGCAAGTTTTCACTTTAATTTGGGTGTAAATATTTTACAGGGTTCTACACTGTTAACTTATATTAATTCAAAAAATTGGCAAGCAGCAGCTAACGAAATGAAAAAATATGTAAATGGAAATGGCTCTGTGATACCGGGGCTTGTGACGCGAAGACAACTTGAAACAGATTTGTTTTTAACACCAGTAAATGACAATACAGTAAATGAAAGTGAGGAAATATTGATGTGGGTATTTTATCAAGCAAATAAAAATGCGCCTGTGCGTTGGTTTAATGGTCAGCATGCATATGCAATTGGACACGAAGATGAAATGAGAGCAATTCGACAAGTGTATCATGCGAATACAGGAAAAGAAGTCCCATTCTTAACAAACTGGACAGACGCTGCGCCTTATTATAACCGTCTTGCGAATGTTTTGAATCGTAAGCCGGATTATTAATAACTGATTCGTTACAGATAAAAAGCTCCTTACTCAAATTAGAGTAAGGAGCTTATTTATTATTTTTAAAGTATTTTAGCTTGTATTAAATTGAATTATACCTTAGACTTTATCGTGCAACATGCATTAATCTAAGAAGAGTACTGGCACAGGAAATTTGGGGAAGTTTTTCTGGACTGCAACCAGTACTCTTCGTCTTTATTTTATCATTATTTTTATTTAATAGATATTATTGTTCAGAAATTCGTCTAATTTATCTACATATCTTCAAGATTTATCATGGAATTTAGCCATCGATATTATAAATAGTAATGAAATTACTTTTTATCAAATCTGAAAAATTGATAAAAAGTTAAGAATGCGTTAGATTTATATTAGAGGTGATTCTATGAAAGTCGATAAATTACATTATAGAAAAGTAATTAATAGTGCAAAACACCTAGAGTACAATGCAATACGATACTTTCAGTCATTGTCTGATCAAAGCAACCTCGAGACAATTAATGAGGAATTAGACTATTTAATAAAAAATGATGCTTATCATAAGATAGCACGTACATCTCGTAAGTCATTTTTGGGAGATCAAATATTCATTAGAAAAAATCTTGAGCAGGATTTTAAACTTTTAGAGAAATATACAACTTTTTTTGATCAACATGAAATTTGAAAAACTTTTTAATCTAATTGTGCCATTCCTCCCCGGGAGTGGTTATTTTTTGTCAAATAGAATATCTTATCATATTTATAAAACAAATTCATAACAGATGCTTTTCAAAATATTACATATAGATTACGTTTTTTTTAAAATAAAGCAAAAAATACTTGATTTACAACGCTGTTATGATATTATCTATTTGTGTACACTTCGTATTATAGGAACCAATACGAAGTTCATAAATAATACTTGATCATTTAATTGAAATTTCGCCATGACAATTGTATAGGTCAAGTTTGTGAAGGAGGAGAAGAAATGGCAACTTCTAGTTTCCAAAAAAACTTTAGTGTGACAAGAAAGCATCAGGACTTAGTAGCTGAAGTTATGACAAGTGATACTCTTGGAGCAAACATGAGTAAGAAATTTTCTTCAAAATTCTCTAAGGCTAAAGACTATCAAAAACAATTATCTGCGATTTTTACGGTTAAAGAAGTCAAATAATAATGGTTGATTATATTTTATTTTCTTTGTCCGATTTGCTAGAAAATTACGATGAAGGCGAAATCATTGAGAAATTTCAGGACTTTCACTGTGAAAAAGAGACTGATTTAGAAAAATTTTTGAAAGAAAAATCTTGTACTTATGAAACTTCCAATGTTGGTCGTACTTTTATTTTTTTAAACGAAAAACTATTATCTGAAGGTGTTTTTGAAGTGATGGCTTTCTTTACCACATCTCAAACATCTTATGATATTTCAAGAATGTCTCAAAAAAAGAAAAGAAAAGTCCTTGGATCTGCTGTACCAGGAAGAGATAGTTTGAACTCTTTTCCGGCTTTCTTGATTGGTCAAATTGGAAGAAGTGACAAATACAATTCAGACCAGTTGCCAGGATTTAAAATTCTCCACGAATGCTATATGCAGCTAAAAAAAGTTAGCGAAATAATAGGTGGAGAACATGTGATTTTAGAGTGTAGAGAAATGATGTTTGAGAACTTTTATCGAAATCAGGGATTTAAAAAAATTGTTTCTGAACCAGATGATAAGGGTCTGATAACACTCTATAATCGAATAAAATTTAAGACGTTAACTAAAGACCCTAGCCCACGCTAAGGTCTTTTTTCATTGTTTCAAATTCTATCATAATCTTCGTTTTACCAATCACTGAATACTTCTTGACAACAAACTGCTTCCGTTCGTTATACTCACCAGTAACCACAATTTGCATTCCCTCATCTACATCGGCTAAGAAGTTCAAACTATGAGCAGCAATCAAGCAATTCTCATTATCCAAAGAAAACTGCACCAAAGGGGTCTTGCTCATCTTCAACACACGTATCTTCGAAACTACACCTTTCATCGTTTTCATATTGATCGCCTCCATAAGCTTGTACATAATAGTGAAAATCAGTTTTCCTAAGTGTGACAGCAACATAGAACTCGACACATTTTGCGCCGTATAAAGCTTCCTGTGACTCAGAAATGGAGTCAGGAAATTCATTTCTAAACTCAGAAAAAGGCAGGTAACCTTGCTCATACATGGCTATTAAATTCATATCAGTTACCGCCAGGTCTATATTTTTCATTAGGATCGTACTTCCTAAGTATCTTATCTTGTGTTCTGACATGATCAAACAAATAATTTTCGCCCTCTATCTTGAATACAAACGCTAGCTCTTCCGGATATCCGCTGTAGCTGCAGGGTACCGTAAAGTAGGCTTTCCCGAAATTCTCCATCGTCCGAATAAACTGTTCATATAGCAGGTGCGCTGGACCCATACGTTGAACAAATTCATAGTAGTAGCGCTCAAGTGCGTAGGTTCTTTGGTGTGCTAAAGGTATTTGCAT